TAGGAATTCCATAAGCTGTACCTATTAAGAAATATTGTTTTAGATTAACATCATCTAAAGTTAATTGATCTAATCTTTCAACAAAGCGTTTAATATCGATCATTGATTTAACTGCGTGTACTGTTTTAGGGCCATTTACTTTAGTTTCAATGGACTTTTTTTCAGTTTCAGTCATCGGCAATTGCGTGACATTCTCAGGATCAGCTTGCCCGGCAACCATGAATTTACCCGAATAACGAATATTGATATTCAAAGCATCCATAGAAGCTTCTGAATTGCTTATTATTTTATATAATGCGTCTATACGGCTCGGACCACGAAACCAATTACCCGTTCCATTAGTTAAATCGGGCATGTGAATAATATTACCCCAATTTAGATTAATTCCACTTCCATCAGTGTATTTATATTTAATAGAGAAACTATCTATTTTATCTTTTATTGATTGAGATAATATTATTTTATCTCTATAAGTAAGCATTTCTGATGGGAATTCAATTTTATTGTTTTCCAGAATGTAAAGATTGTTATCTGGACTTACAATTTTGGATTCACAATAATTATAAGTGTTTCCAATCATATTCCAAAACATAGCGTCCCACAGGAATTGAGATTTATGCTGAAAAGGATTTGGTTTTTTGATCATGTCCAAGAAAGGATCATTATCAATGCTTTTTCCATTTTTATAAACATATACTTCTCCTAGGCTAAATAGATCGCATTGTAAGGCAATAACTTTCAATAAAGCGGGATTGGTAAAAACGGCTTGAAGTTTTTGGGTGTCAGTTGAGTAGTCATTGTATTTGGCAGTACCATTTAATTGTGAATTCACATAAACCATTAATTCATCGAGAGTGCCTAAACCAAATAATTTTTTAATCCAACTCATAAATTCTTTTTTCTTTCACAAAACTAATTAAACTTTTTTAATTACACCTATTTTTTGTAAATGTAAGGCAACATATCTAGTTGGGTCCATTAAATGGTTGTCTTTATCTTCGGCTTCATCCTGTACAACTCCATATTTATCCACAACTCTTGAATAGTTTTCCTGTTCATAAGCGATGTTCTCCGAACAGTCAGTATAAAATATTTCTAAATCATCTAGTAAATCTATACCGTCCAGAATAGACCCAGCTGGTTTTATAGCTGCTATTGCTCTTTCCCATCCGGCTTTACGCAAAGCCAATATCTTTAAAGGCCTATTATTATCGCATATTATATCATCATCTGAAGAAATATTTAATTTTCTAAATAGCCAAGTTACAAATCCTTCTTCTCCGCTTCCTTTTATGTTGTTACGCTCCAATGAAGTTAATTTATCCTGCCATTTATTTTCAGAATCATAATTTAACTCGTGCAGAAATAATTTTCCATCATAATATTTAGCTTCAACAATTCCAAAAGCGTCCACTTTACCCCAATCGATACCAATATAAGTTTTTGCATTTACTTTAAGATATTCTGAATAAGGAATTGGCTCCCAATGAAAGATTCTATTTGGTCTTTCTGCTTTTATCCCAAGCCCATAAATATCCCATTTGGTTATACTCGCACTTCGTTTTTCTTCATTCAAAATACATCGGAGCATTTCTTTTAAATATTTCAATTCGAAGTTATTCGGATTAATTTCGAAATCATAAAGTGGGGCTTCCTGTTCCTGTATTAATTTATTCTCAACTAAATAACATCGTTTAATTGGTTGATAGCCTAAAATCTTTGTGCGTTGTTCTGCTGGGCAGAATGGATTATGTTTGAAAGTAGAATGTATTACTATCGTTCTTGGGTCTTTCTTTAAATCATCTATTCAATGCGATTTTTTAGGATTCCAATCAATTAGGATGAAGTCGGAGGTTCTTTGATCTATTTGGTCAAAAGTATCTTTGGATATTTTATAAGGCTCATTTAACCAGGCACCATCTTGGGTAAGTCCGTGAACCGTCTCTTCATCATCGGTTCCATGTATTTCAAAAGTAGAATCGGTTTTATAGGTAAATATGGATTCAGTTTTATTGAATATTTGATCTACTTTATAGCGGCTGGTGGATTTTAAGCGTTTAAGCGTATCATTTAAGATAGTCTTTTTTGCATCAGTTTTAGTATCTCTCCAGGTAGTAAGCCTTTTATTTCGATTGTTGCGGGCATATAAATCGAAACAATCTATTAACGAATAGGTTTTTGAAGATCGGGAGCTGCCTTCATTTATGATATAGCGATATTTACGTGAACCATCTGGATTTTTAGCATGTATAGCTTCCCAATTCCATTGGAAGACGATAGTATTTTTAATCTTCATCCTCTAAAGGGTTTATTATTTCGATTTGAATTATAGAAGTTTCAGATTTTAATTTATCACCTTTCGAAGTAAGATCAGTTTTTATTGGGGCATAATCCCCCGCCATTTTATTTAATTCTGCGATTACCGCTCTTCTATCAGAGTAAGTAGGTTTTTCATTTATTATTTCGACTCCGAATTTAGTAGGTATTTCTTTTTTATAACTGGTCTGGCCTATGGCTATTTCGGAGAGGATTTTCATTCTTTGCGCTCTCGATAAAATGCCATTTTTAATTATTTCTTTTGTGGCTTCATAGATGGCTTCTTCTTCGGCTTTTTCCTTTATCGGTGCTACTTTCTTATTGAACTCTAAATATTCTTTTTCTGCGACAGAATACCACCTATAGATTGTAGCTCTATTTTTGTCGCATTTATTTGCTATTCGTCGCAAAATAATCTCTTTATCAATGCCTTTCTTCAAATCTGAAAGTATTGATTTTACTGCGGTTGCTTTAGATATTTTATCTTTTGCCATAATGCAAAGTTAAGTAAAATCATATAAACAAAAAATCCGGTCTATTTCTAAACCGGATTTTAAGCTCCTTTCTTTTAATCTAAACCAAAAAATAACTAAAAATTAATCAAAAACATGAGTTGAAACCTTTTTCATTGACAAATATAATAAAATATTTTTATTACTCAATAATATCTGTAATTTCTATAATTTCTAAATCATCAAAAGGAAAGATGGGATTACTTTTATAAGATGGGTGATCTTTGATATAAAATAAATGCGATCCTTGAATATTCTCATAGTCTATTAATTCTTTTAATAGTGGTAATTTATCTCGATCATTGAAATAAATTTGAATTTCGCCATTAATTAATTGCTGTTTTGCTTCTTCTCTTAGCATACTTTCTTGGTATTTAAGATATCTTCAATCAATTTAACTTCTGATTGCAAAATATTTTGATTTTGTTTAAGGTATTCAATTCCATATCGCTCAGCTTGATCATAATATGGCTTTAATCTATGCACATTAAGTGATTTCTGGGTTATGAGTTGTTTAAACTTTTCCCAGGATTGGAAAACTTTTGATTCTAAAATAGCTTGTAGAAATTGTGAATCTGTCATATTTTGAAATTTAATGAGTTATTTGAAATATTTTATCAAGTATTAAAATTACGGCTGCGATAAAGGAACAAGCTGATAGGAATAGAAATAATGCGGCTGTCACATTTTTTAATTTTTTATGTTTTAATCTGTAAAAAGGAAATTCAAACAGCAGGAAACCAAAGATAAGTAAAATTGTAATAACCATAATTAGGATTTTTTAATGCTCTTTCGAGCGGTTCAACTTTTTAATAATTTTAATCGGTAAGTATTTAAAAATCGACGATTTAAGGCACTATTTCAATTCATTTGAATATAGGACACCTAAAATACTTTTTAATTGCTAAAATAATCCTCAAAATAAGTTTTAAGCGGTATTTGCCTATTTTAATAGAAGACAATTCACAAGTCAAGAAAATAAAAAGAGCTTCAAAAGGGTGGAAACAAAGAGTTTGTTACCCTTTGTTTCTTCCAAAAATCCCAGTATTCGTAAGGGTTTGAGAGCCAAAAACGCCTAAAAAGAAACAAAGGTAACAACAATTTCCATATAGTACTAAGTGCTATATTGTAATTTCCTCGTGTGCGTGTATACGCGTTATTATGCTTATGATATTATATCTATATTATTTAATTAATATATTTTAATATTTATTGTTTCTATTGTTTCTTAGTAAGATAAACCCTTATAGATATTAGGATTTTTGAAGAAACAAAAAATTGTTTATTGTGTTTCCGCTTGTTTACTTTTAATCTTCTGTTATTGTTTCCTTTGTTTCCTTTGTTTCTTCTTAAATGCTTTATTTATAGGAATTTATAATAATAGAAACAAAGAAACAATAACTTTGAGAACTTCTGTGGAAATTAATTACTTCTTAATCTATAAATTCGAAATAAAACCAAATAAGAAATATCACTCCGGTAATTGTGGCTAATACTTCCATAGATTTAAATTTCTTCGATTTTGAACACTCTTTTATAAACTTTTACTTCTGAAGAGAATTTTAATAAAGCGCCCATTACGGAATCAGCTTCTAACTCAATTTCTCTATCTTCGCATTCGTCGCTGATCTCAGCCCAATAATTTATTCTGTACTTTCTCATAATTATTGCCATTTAAAAGGGTTTTTTAAATCAATTTCACTCCAAAAACCAATTATGCCAAAAGCGATTATTCCCACAATTAATATTCCTGAAATGAGCAAATAGCTTAATGGATTATAGGGATTCAATCTTTTTCGTATTCCTGTTTTTGAAATTTGTATTATATAAAATTTCCGAAGTATTTTTCTCATAACATGTATTTTTTATATTTCTCTATTTTTGCTTTAACTGCCTGCATTAATATTTCTTGCGTATCACGTTTTCCATCTAAGGATTGAACCACGTTTTCATCTTCTGTGCCTTTGCAAATTAAATGATGTATGACTACTGTGTTTTGTTGCCCCTGGCGGTGTAAACGGGCGTTAAATTGTTGATATAGTTCTAAAGACCAATTAAGTCCATACCATATAATCGTACTGCCCCCTGCCTGTAAATTAAGTCCGTGGCCCGCACTCGCCGGATGGGTGATTAAAACTTGTATTTCACCTTTATTCCATTTCACTATATCGTTATCAGTTGTGAGTTTAACGGGTTTATATTTTTTAAGTCTCTCAGTAATCCGGTCTAATTCGTGTTTATAATTATAAGCAATTAATACGGGCTTGCCGTTTGCGGCTTCTATTAATTCGTCTAAAGCCTCCAATTTCAAAATATGTACTTCGTGCGCTTTTTTATCTTCATCGTATACGGCGCCACCCGCAAACTGTAATAATTTATTCGATAAACCCGCAGCGCTCATAGCCGTTATATCTTCATCACTTGAAAGCAATTCAAGTACTCTTTCTCTTTCAAAGGCTTCGTACTTTTTGTGTATATCTGGCGGCATATCAATATTAATAAAAGAATCTATTCTTTCGGGCAGATTTAAATAATCCTCTGCTTTCATAGAGAAAGTAATATCTTTTATTTTATTGTATATGCGTTCGTTTGCATCTGTTTGAG